GCAACTTTACTAGCTAGAGCTAACCACACAGGCACACAGACTGCATCTACTATCTCTGACTTTGACACGGAAGTAGCTAACAACTCTGCTGTAACTGCTAACACTGCTAAGGTAGGACTTACCAACGGATCAGTAGACTCCGATAAATTATCAACAACATTAGACTTTGGATCAATAACATAACCACTTACAATCATGGCAAACATAGAAGTAAAACTTAGAAGAGGAACCACATCGCAACACGGTAGCTTTACAGGTGCTCAAGGTGAAGTAACAGTAGACACTGATTTAGATACACTCAGAGTACACGACGGTAGCACAGCTGGTGGAATACGTCTAGCAAAGCACAGTGAGTTAGGAGGAGGGGGTACAGGTACAGTAACTTCAGTAGACAGTGGTACAGGATTGACAGGTGGTCCTATTACGACAAGTGGTACGCTTGCCATAGCCAACGACGGTGTTAATACTACACAGATAGCAGACGACGCAGTTATAGCTGATAAGATAAGTTCTACTGATAATACCTTTAAAGTATCTACTACTGATGTCGTAGTAAACGAAGGTGGTGCTGACATAGACTTTCGAGTAGAAGGTGACGCCAATGCTAATTTAATAAACGCAGATGCGGGTGAAAACATTGTAGGAATTGGTGTCACCGTGGATACAAGTGATACTTTTTCTAGTGGAACTACTTACAAAGCTCAAGTAAAAGACGGACTTCGTGTAATTAATGACTCAGGTGTAGCTAAATTAAAACTACTTAACGACGAAGCAGGTGGAGGTGGTGCTTCTATAACCTTAAAGTCAACTACTGCTCCTTCTGCAAACGAAGGTCACTACTCGATATTTACAGGTGATGCTAATGGTATTCTTAACTTTAAGAACGAAACAGCTAATAAAACTATAAATATGGACGCATCTGGTGATTGGTATTCATTTACTAATACTCAAGATTTAGGTAAAACAGGCAGCAGATGGGATGATGTATGGAGTAACGGTACATTCAATGGTTCCGACCAAAACATAAAACAAGACATTGAAGAGCTAAATGAAGCTGAAAAACGGGTGGCTGTTAAATGTAAAGGTCTTATCAAAAAGTACCGACTAAAAGACGCTGTTGCTGAGAAAGGAGCTAACGCTCGTATTCATGTAGGTATCATAGCACAAGAGTTACAAGCTGCTTTTGAGAGTGAAGGTTTAGACGCTTTTCGTTATTCAATGATTGGAAGAGATACTTGGTGGGAAGGTACAGATTCTGAAGGGAACCGTGAAGTAAAGTATGAAGCTACCGAAGGGTATACTGAAGTCACTCAAATGAGTGTTAGGTATAACGAACTACTCGCATTTATCATCGCAGCAATGTAGGATGAT